TTGTTGCGCCGCCGCAAAACAGGTAGGTAAAAGTTAGCGTCGTCTTGAACGGGTAAACGCAAATATTCGTGCAAGCATAGCCGGAAGCATTCGCCAGAAAAACGTTGATCGTCGTCGTTGAACCCGCCGCGACGGAATGAGAGGCGCCGGTGACCGCAAATCGCACGCTCAACGGTGTCGCGGTGGCGGTGACCGTCGTCGTGCTGGAAAGCGTGATGTTGATGCTATAGTTCCCCGAGCTATCGGTGGTGCCCATTCCTAGAACGGTAGCACCGGGATCCGTTAGCACGACATCCATTCCAGAGACCATTAAGGGTTTGTTCGCGCCGATAGAACAGCCGAAGATCGTGCCCTTAACCGTCGTGGTGCTGCCGCAGCAAGCGCCGCATAGCCCCAAGCCGAATGATGCCATTAGCAGGAGCCTTGAATCACGTAAAAAAAGCCGTTCCAATATTTGACCCAAACGTTTTTGCCGCTCGATAGCGAGCCGTTCAGAGTGTTGTAAACGGTGATCGTCGTGCCGCCGGTCGACGTTTGGCCCGGCCCGGCCCCGTTAAGCTGAAGCGTTGTCGCCGTGGCCGACGTAGGCGAACTGTAGGAACCAGAAGCAAGATTTGCGGTAAGTAGCGCGGGGATTAGATCAGAGCTTGTCGCTACTGGCCAGCGGCCCCGGAGCGGCGCAATTCCCCGACCGCGGAGAATGGCGCCCTCGAGCCGTTTGACGCCCGCGCTGATGCGCTGGCAATCGGGCTTGGTGAACCCATAAACGGCCCCGCCCGAATCGGCGTTGGGAATCGTTGCGCTCATTGACCAGGTTGCCCCGCAGGATCCAGATTCAGGAGCGTGAAATCGGACACCGGGTAAACGTCGAACTCGAGAAACACCGGCGTAGCGCCGGTGGCGAGCTGCCCGCCCATGCCGTCGAGCAGCACCGGCGACGTGACCGGTTGACCATTGACGTCGACCGCGGGTTTTTGCTTGGTGCCGTCGATGAGGCGGAGCCCTTGGTCAAGGATCAGTTTTTTCCACCCGTTCGGGTCGATTTCGAACTCGTAGGTGACCACGTAATAGAAACCGCACACCGGGTTGTATTCGAGCTCGCCGGTGATCGGGAGGCATTTGACGGTAAGAGGCGCGTAGTCGAAAAACACGAACTTGTTGAGCGTGTCTTTGAAGGTGTCGGCGTACTGCGGAGAGAACGTCTGCTCGTTGCGAACAATCTTGAGGGTCGGCCGCGAATCGTCGATCACAACGGGGGGATCGAAATAGTCTCCGGCGCTATTCAGTACCCCGTTGCCGTTGATATCCTGCTCGACCGCGCGCTCGAATCGGTTCGACCCGCTCGAGATTTTTAGCGGATGATTCAGCGGATTTTCGGGGAACGTCGACGGATCATAAGGGCCGTATTCGACCGCGACCAGCCATGAGCAATCGTCGTTGCATCCCGGATCGATTTGGCATTTGATATTAACGACGAACGAAAAGAGGTCATACTCCAGCAACGTATTGCCGTTGTAGACCGCGTAATAGTTCCCGAGCGTAACCGGGATCGCGGTGCGGACCGCGAGCGCCCCGGTCAAAGACGAATCCGTTTCGACCCGCCAGACCCGCTTATAGGTGCGCCGCCACTGCGAATCGTAGCCGCCCTCGCGAGCGCCCCGCACTTCGTAAACTTGGGTGATCGACATCGTCAGAGCGTGTAGGCCGCGAGATTTGAGGAGCCGCCGCGCGCGGCGATTTGCTGAAGCGCGGTTTGCACGTTGCGAAGCGTCTTCGTCTGCGTTTGGGCTTCGGCGAGCGGCGCCCGGGGAACCCGATCGGCGCCCCCCTCATTGCGGAACTTCGCAATCGCCGAAACCGCCTCTTTCGACCCGAGCTCGAGCGCGCCCGCCTCTTTCGCTTCCTTGCCCTTCTGGGTTTTATCCTCGGCCGCGCCGCCGACCAGCTTTGGCGCTTCGACCTTTGGCCCCACTATCTTCGCGGTGACGTTCGCGCGCGCCGCTTCGTTCTTGCCGATCTGGTCGAAAACCGCCTCGAGCTCGCGGCCCATGTCGACGAATTGTGGTTTGGCGAGCTCGGGTAGCTTCGCCGCTGTGGCTTGGAACCCCTCGAGCAGCGGCACGAAATTCGGCGACCATTCGCCCGTTTCGAAAACGTGGGTGATCGCAAACCACAATTCGCCGATGTTGGTGCCCAGGTTTTGGAACACCCGCCACACCGCATTAACCGCGTCAACGATAATCTCGCGCCAGTTATTGGCGAGGTAATCGGCGATGCGGCGGAGGTTCTCGGGGAGCGTTTCAATCACGGCGACCGTGTTGTAGACCCCTTGGCGAATCTTGATCCATGCGATTTCACCGAACAGCGGGAGGTTGCGAAAGACTAGCCCGATAGAGTCGAGTCCAGCGGTGATCGCACCGACCGCCGGCGCGACCCAGCCCTCGGCGCCGGAGAACGCATTGACCCCCGCAACGGCAATCTCGTTGAGAACCGAGATTCCTTTGTTCAAAGCTGGCAGAAAGGCCGTCCCTATCGTCGTGGCCAAGTTGGTTAGATTGCCGTGGAAGATGAGGAGCCGGTTTGCGGTGCTGTCTTGGGTGCGTGCCAAGTCGCCGCTCGCGACCCCCAGGCCCTTCATGATTAGGCTGGTGCGCGCGGCGATCTTGCCGGCGTCGTTCAAATCCTGCCCCGTCTTGATGAATCCCAGGCGCATCCCCTCGGCTTTGACGGCGTCGTCGGAGATATTAACCCCGAGCTCGCGCAGCGGTTTGGATTCGCCCGCAAGCGCGCTTTGGATCTTGCCCAGCGCATCGGGTAGCGGGATGTGGTAAAGCGAGGCGGTGTCGGCCGCGAGCTGAGTCAAGGCGATCGACATCTGGGCCGCCGCCTCTTTCGATTGCCCGGCCCCGGTCGCCATGAGGCCGAACGATGAGGCGGCGTCGAGCGCTTCACCTTTGGGAAGCCCGAAAGCGTGCGCCATCTGCCCGGCGAATGCGGTGACCTTGGCGCCCGAAGCCCCGAACGCTTGGGTGACTTTGTTTTCGGTTTCGACTAAGCTGATTGCCCCTTTGACCCCGCCGGTGAAGAACCCGACCAGCGCGCTTGTGGCCTTGTACACGACACCGACGATTCCCAGCGCGGCCGCGATTTGCAGGCCGAGCGATCGCACTGCCGGCGAAGCGACCGCCGCGGCGGTGCCGACGCCCGCGACCGACTGGCCGAGCCGTTGGGCGCTCGAGGCCCCCGGCGCGAACGTGATCGTGCGCAGTTTCTCGAGCGGTTTTTGCGCGCTGCGACCGGCGGAGCCGACAAAATTCATGGCCCGCGCGAGCGTCCTATAAACGGATATCGCTTTATCGGCCCCGGGGAATAAAGCTAGAACGGCGCGGTCGATCAGGCGGAGCGATTCGACCGATTTCTCGGCCGCGCCGGCGAGCGCCCCCCGGATTTTCGCTTGCAGGTTCGAGAGCCCTTGTTGCAAGGACTGAAAGCGCATCGCGCCCTCAATCTTGCGCGCCAATAGATCGAGCGTGCCGGCGACCTGGTTGACCAGGCCGGCGATTTGCGACCCGAGCTGAGTCAGCGGCGCGAACCCCTGAAAGAGCGCTTGGCGAATCTCATTCGACATCGTCGTAACGGCGCCGGCGATCGCGCCGATATTCTCGAGCGTGGCGCCGTAATCGGCGGCCGGCGGAGCGGTCGCCGCGGCGGCCGAGGTCGCGCCTGCGCCGGAATCGCCGAGGTTTACAGCGCCGGTCGCGGAGCGCGCCCGGCCGGCCGCCTCGGCGACCTGGTCGAGCGCGCGCGCTGACCTGGTTGCATCGGCGATGAAGGCACCGGCGTCGAGCTGAAGGCCGATCTTGATATTCTTGTTCAGACTCATGGGGAGGACTGCCGCGCCGCGATCGCTTTGAGGCGGCCGAGGATTTCGGCCCCGGATTGCTCGGCCGGACCGTCGGCCCCGAAGTAGGGGACGAAGGCCGAGACCGGCCGCGGTTTTTCTGCCATCAGGCTATCGAGCGCCGCGCAAATTGTGCCGGCGACGAAGTAGCTATCGGGGAGGCCGTAGAGCCGGTCAAACGCGATCCACTCGGAGAGCTCGGCCGAGCTCATGCGCTGGCCGAGCTCGGCGACCGTCATTCGGAGATGCGCGGCGAGTCGGAAGAGGAATCGTCGGAGGGATCGCTCGGCGAGTTTTTTTCGAGCTGCTCGACGTCGGCTTTGGTGAAGCCGTTGACCCGAAGCGCGGTATCGGCGATGCGCACCAGCGCGGTAGACGCTTGGCGGCCGAGCTGCTCGACGTCGTCGACGTGGAAGATATCCGCGCCGTGTTCGTCACACACCGTCGAGACCGCGAGCCGCGCGCGGAGGTTGCGCCGCTTGGTTGATTCCCAAATCAGCTCGAGCGCGTCGCGCTCGGCCGCGGTGAGCACGCGAACGAAAACGTGCCCGCCCCACTCGGGGACGTCGACCCGCTCGCGTGCGAGCTCGCGGGGAGCCAGGATTGCCAGTCGATCGAGTGCCATTCGAACCCCAGGGAAAAGGGAGAGCCGGTCGAGCGCGCCGACCTGGTCGAGCTCGAGAACCTCGGCCGATTAACTGCCGGGAGTGATCGTGAGAACCGTTGTCGTTTGAATCTCGACATCGGCCGAGAGATTGCTCGATTTCGGTTTGATGCCGGTAATCTTGAAGGACGTGATAAACCCCGAGAACCCGACCGTCGAATGTGTCATGTACTGGTCATTGACCGAGATTTTGTAGGCTTGCACGTTCGACGGAGTCGTGATGTCGTTCGTGAAGAGTTGTTGCGTGTGTGTGTCGGCCGGATCGTAGTAGATTTTCAGATTTAGTTTCCCGGGTTCGGGGAACTTGCTCGGCCGCGTGATGATCAGACCCGAGTTGAGCGCGGTTTTGTCGATCGCTTCGACCATTTCTTCCGGCCCATCAATCTCGTAGACCTGCGCCACCGTGACGAAGGTTGACGAGATCGAAACCTGCAATAGTGTGCCTTCCCCCGGTTGAACCGAGGCATCGACTGGCGTAGGCATGGGAGACCTCAGGAGTGAGTAGGGAGTGATTCGCGGAGCGTGAACGTGTACGTGACTTTTTTGTTGTGCGTGCCAAGGTCGGAGCCCGGGATCGGTTCGTAATAGTCGTCGACCTCGTCGGGATCGACGAAGACGTAGCAAATCGCCAGCCCCGAGAGCGCGCCTATGAGCCCTTGCATGCGGTTGCGCACCAATTCCCGAAGCGCTTCGATCGTCGACACCGCCGGCGCTTGGAATTCAAAAATCACCGTCGTGCGCCGCAGGCCGGCCGCGCCGCGGAGGTTCATGACGTGACTTGAGCCATCGAACCAATAACCGACGGCCGGCCCCACGTTCGTTTGCGGTATCACGGTCGGGTAGAGGTTCGCCCCGACAATCCCGGTAAATGCGGCGTCGGCTTCCAGCGCGGCAACAATGGCTTGTTTCAGATCGAAATTCGAGCCGGCGCCGCCGTATCCCTGCGTGACCAGGAGCGGCCCGCCGTACCCCTGCGTGACGATTTGGCCCATGTCGGGAAATCAGGCGCGAGACGTCGGCGCGTTGGACGGACCGCCGAGCGTGAATTGACGAACGATCGTCGTACCGTCGGACGCGAACAGCGTAAGCGTCGTGCCGCCGGTGATCGACCAGGCGCCGAAACCCTGCGCCCGCGCCGCCTGAAGACAGTCGGCGATTGATTCGGGAGCCCCCGAGCGCGTCACGGTCGCGGAGAGGTCGAGCTCGACCAGGCCGCCGGCGACTGTCTTCAACAGGATCGAGGGATTGACCAAAATCGCGGAGGCCGCGGCCGAAGCGATCGCGGCCGCCGAGGGATCAGGAGCGCGCACGACATCATGCGCATAGGGCGCCGTCGTGTCGGTCGAGGCCGACCAACGGATTTCGTAGAAATGACCGTCGGCCGGAATCGCGACCAGTGCCCCATAGTCGCCGGAGCCCGTGCCCTTTTCGGTAACCCCCGTTGACGTCCAGGATCCTTGTGAGGCGCCGCCCGAGTCGTAAACCTCATAGCCGACCGTCGAGAGGCCGGTCGAGAAACCGGTCGCGATTGAGAGGATATTCGCGACCGCCGCTACTGTCTCGAAAGCGGTCGCCGATGTGGTGCTGTCGGTCCATGTGACGTTGCCGGTCGAAACGCCCGTGGTGACAGGCGCCGTTGCGAGCGTATTGGATTGAACGGTGATTGAGCCGCAGCTAACCCCCGTGACACCGCTTGGCGTGAACGTCGGCGCGCTCGAGAGCCAGAGCGTACCCCCGCCGCTAAACGTGACCGTCGTGGTGTTCGACGTCGCGATTGCGCCCGGAGCGAGGGATAGAGTTTGCGCGTTGGAGAGATACGAGACCGAGCTCGGCGGAGTGAGCGAGGGAGAGCTCGAGCCGTTCGCCGAACCGGTGCCCAGCGCCGACGGAGTAAAGCGCGATGTTTGCGCGGTGTTCGTGTTGTTCCATGTGAGCGAGGAGGGTGACCAGGACCCGGCGAGGCTTGTCATCGTGGGATTGATCGAGCCAAAGTAGAGGCCGCCCGTCGGAGTGAAAGTAAAATTCGCGCTAGCGTTGTGAATGTAGCCGCTCGCGGGACCTGTGAGCGTGAAGGCCGTTGCGCTGCCGGATTGGAGCGTGATGCCGGTGGAGGCCGAGCGGCCCGGTAGGTCGATCGACGAGCCGGTAACCGTGTCGGTCGAGCCCGACCCGGGAGCCGTATAGGTTTCGGTGGCCGCGCTGCCCGAAATGCTGCCGTGAGTCGC